ACAAACGTAGCTTCTGAACCTCTTGTAAAGGTAAACTGCTCTGCAATAGTATCAAAGTCTAAAGTAAATGTTGGAAACTCTGGTGCTGGTGCAGTTAGTAATGCTAATTCAGTATCTGTTAATGCTTCTTTCCAAACTGCTAATGCTTTGGTTTTTCCGTAGAAAGAACCACCTCCACTTAGGTCAAACGCTAAATTATTTAAGCCAATAGGAGTAGGGCCACTTGTAGCAGTAGCTCTTTTTAATCCGTTAATCCATAATTCAAAATTATTAGCTTTATATTTTAACGCTACTTTATTAAAATCTGTAATATCATTAACAACAAACCCAAAATCTGCATATTTAGTTCCGCCACTTGATACAATTCCTCTTATATTATTAGCTGTTCCATCATTTAGAATAACAACTCTATTAGCCGAGCTACCATCACTAAAACCTACATATTTAACATCACCATCAACTGATAAAGCAGCTATCTCTGCATATAAAACACCCTCACTATCATTAAACAAATCAGAATTACCACTATTGTTTGCAATATCTTGTAGCCTTGTTGATGCTGCTCCATCTGTGGGTATGTAAGATGTAGCGTAGGATAGTTGTTCTAATTGCGCACCCCATAAATAAATATGGCTTGTTCCATCACCTTGATAACTATCTGTACTCCCGTTTTGCAATCCGTAATATGTTCCTATATTACCAAATTGAGTAGTGTAAGTAGATGAACATCTGTACCAACCATTACCATAATCTTCTATTTTTGTACTAATAATATTAGAACCAGCTTGAGTGATAACAGTTCCGTTTTCTAAATCAAAAACTGCATTATTATAAGTTCCACTACCTCTAAACATTCTCAAATATCTTCCACTTCCTCCACTTTTAGCAAATATTGATTGAGTATAAACAACACCAGTACCAGAAACAATAATAGTATCAAAAATTCGATGTGTTGAATTTGCATTATTTTCAGTTAATTTTGTTCCATTTAATGTTCCATCTGGAGAAATAATACTATTACTTGTTATGATTAAATTAGTATTAGTCCAAACTGACTGACTAAAATCCTCTGAATAAGGAAATAAGTTTGTACTCTGTGGTTCAAATAACCAGCTTCCACATCCACTACCTGGTACTACTTCTTGACCAGTAACTTCTTTTACAGATACGTTGTCTATTGTTGCTGAAAATGCACCCGCACCCGATTTTCTTTTAATTTCAAAAATACTTGTTCCATTTGCAGTTATATATCCTTTTTTGATACCTATTGTTGTTACATCTATGTTTGTACCAGAACCAGCAACAAATTGCATTGTACCACTTATTGATTTTACATTTACAGAATAGTAGTATGTTTTGCCCGATGTTACAACACCACTTTGATAAATTGCTGCATAACTTCCATCTGGACTTGTTATAGTTGCTTCTGCATTAGATATAGTTGCTTGTGTTTTAGTCCAATCACTATCTGTAGCAAAATCCCCATTTACAACCAATTCACTCCCCAATACATCTTGATAACTGAAACCCTCGTAGTTTATTCTTGGTAAGTCTGTATCATCTGTTACTTCTACAACTGATATATTAGTAACTCCACCTACGAAGTTTTGTTGTTGTAATCTTAAAGTGTTATTAAGTGATTTATACTCAACAGTATAACTACCATTACCACCATATCTTTCATCTAGACCATCTTCCCTATCACTAGGCACTATTCTAAACGTTCCGCTAGTATAATCTACTATATCAAAAGTTAATCTTACATTTTTATTAAATATCCCTAAATTATTTTGACTAATAGTATCAAATGTATTCGCATCACTACCTATTGCCTTATCCTCTCCAATACTCCAACCCGTTCCTAAAGTCCAATCTTGTCCAACCTCTTTAATCGAGATGTTTGTGATTGATAAATCAGTAGGAGTACCATTTCTCTCTATTATAAGTACAGAACTTAATACATTAGTATAATAAAAAACGTAGCTACCATTAGAACCCGCTGATTGAAATGGTGATTGCCCAGATGGTCTAACCCTTATACTTCCAGATACATAATCAAGAATATCAAAAGTAACCTTGTATGTCTTGCCAACTGTAAATACATTATTTTGGTAAGCAAACTGATAACTTCCATCAGAAACACAATTTAATTTATTTTCTCCTATACTAAAAGTGGATGATAATGCCCAATCTTGTCCAACCTCAACTACTGATACGTTGTCTATAGAACCAGTAAAAGCTGCAAGACCATCAAAGTATACCTTATCATCTCCTAACGCAGTTATGTATTCTGTATATGTTCCGTTGGCACTTCTTGCAGCACCCACCGAAACATTAGCACTACCTATCTCTATTCTAACAGAGCCACTAACGTAATTAGATATTGTGTATGTAACCTTATAGGTTTTATTTGTAACTATACCTGTATTTTGTTGAAAAGTTGCAGTTGTTGTTGCTAACGCATTTAAAGCACCTCCACTAATACTCCAGCCAGTACCCTTTATCCAATCGGTATCGGTTGCAAAATCTCCATTTGTAATTAACTCACTACCCTCTTGACTAAAATCTCCATTAGTTACTTCTTCTGAACCTATTTCACTAAAGTTTCCGTTCTGTACTAATTCACTTGATAGTATCTGTACGTTTTCTACTAAACCTTGTGCATTAACTCTTGTTGCAGCACTACCTCTTTCAAAGTTAAAATCTCCACTAAAATCTTCTACAACTGATACGCTATCTATTTCTAAAACCTCTCCGCTTCTTCCATATATGTAAAAATTTGTATTAGATGTAAAAGAGCCATAAAAAGTATTTGAACCAACGCTTAAATTAACCTCACTTAAAACTGTTCCACCTAAAAAGATAGTATTAGCACCATTACCTTCATTTGATAATACATCTAATGTTACTTTACAAGTTTTTCCTAATTGTATATTTTGTATATTACTTTGAACAATTGCTGATGTACCCCCAGTACCATCATAAGTAGCAGTACCACCAGATATTGTCCAACCAGTTCCCTTTGTCCAATCGCTATCGGTTGCAAAATCTCCATTAGTAATAAGTTCAGAACCATATAAATTCTCGTTAGGCTTAACACTTAAAATTCTACCATCATCATAAGCAGTAGGTGTAGTAATTATTGATGCTTTTTCTAATAAATTTGACATACCTATTCTATATTTTCTAATTCTGTTAATATTGCAGTTGTACAAGTAGCATTTTCATAATAGTCTGCCCTTGATTGTAATGTAACTAATAAACCTGGTACTGCACTTGGAAAAGCAAAACGATAATAAATGCTTCCCCATCCTATTTCCATTGGACTACCCCACCAACTTGTATTATAAATTTCGTTTGCCATTATTTCTTATTTTTTATTTTTACCTTTTTTAAAAAGGTTTTTAACTTTTCTATGTTTGCTTTTTTAGGTTTGTAAATCATAGTACCCATCCATTAAATGTTGCATCATTACTTGGATATATATCATCATTTACATTGTTGGTGTATTCTGGATATGTAGTTTGGTTAAAACTCATAAAGTCAATAAATCTTCTTGAATACCATTCTGCGTTTGTACGTGCTTTTTCTACTAAAAAATCTATTTCGTTTTTATCTACCGATTGTGCATTTTCTGATGTATGCTTAAATACTCCACCATTCTTTATTTGATACGCTGCAAATGGCATATAGTTAGATTGTGCATACCATATTAACATAGGTACTATATAATCATTTAAAACTGTTTTCCACCTTGCATTAGCTGGTTGGTCAATAGTAGGTATTGCAGCAGTTAAACCATCGTACATTTTAGTTCCCATTAATTGCTGAACATCTATCTCTTGTGCAATCTTAATAAACTGAATAAACTTATCAGTATCTACATTACCATCCATAATTGAATTACGGATCAAATCAGTTCTATTTATAAATAAAGTTGTAGCCATTATCTTCTTGTATTACTTGGTAAAAACCCCTCATTAGGCATATCAATCGGTCTTTTTGCTACTAATGGGTTATTTTTCTCTGGTTTAAATCCTTTTCTTTTTGCTTCTGCTACACTTATAGCTGGTGCAGTTGGACTTTTAACATCTATTCGTTTGCTATCTAATGTAAACATATAAGTTTTTCTTGTCCAATAATGATGACAAGCACCACCACCTTTGTAAAACCATATAGAATAAGTATCAGCACCTCTTGCACCCCAACCTGGATTGACTGCCTTATATCCCATTTGCAATATATCTTCTTTTCTGTATAGTTTTTTAGATGCTACCATTTTTCTACAAAAATCTCTTGATACATCTTTACCACCATCAAAGGTATCTTTTAATGGTGCATATTGATACCTAACTTTAAATGCAACCTCACCTACTGCTTCATCTTGGCTTGACTTACTATTTGGTCTTGATGTTCCAGTTGATACAAATTCCCATATTTTAGATAATGTGCTTTTTTCTTTTTTTTTGTTTAATTCATCAATTTGGTAATCCAATGCTTCCTCATCATCATAATCAACTTTACGTTCATCAATCAAAGTCCAATTCTCTAAATCTTCATCTTCTCCAAATTCCTCCATAAAATTGTCTAACTCTGTTTTATCAGATGACATTTCAACACCAGTTTCTTCTTCAATAGTTTCATCATCTTGTACTGACTTATCTACATCTGTAAATTCTAATGGTTGTAACGTTGTAAAGTATAGGTTTAAAGCAATATCATTGTAAGCAAGTATATTATCAAAGCAATCTATTAAAAGTTCTTGAAATGGTCTAATAACTGTGTTATCCATAAGTAAGGATGCAGTCTTTATTTCTTCTGCATTGTTACCTAAACCACTTCCATCTTTTATACCTAATAACATAGGTGAAACGATCCGATGTGCTACCATTATTTTTTGTGTAGATTCTTCACTTAAAAATTGGTATTGGTTATGTGCATCAGATAATTGTACTGGTGTTATTTCTGCTTGACTTTCTTTGTTGTCATTAAAAGCCAATATAAACTTCCCAGCATTAGATGTTCCACTAAACTTTTGTGCTATCTTCTTTTCTATTAATTGTCTTTCTTGTTGGTTAGGTGTTCCGTTATTAAAGTTAATTAACATACTTGGTGCAAGACCATTCATTATGTTGTTGAGGTGGTAATTAGATACTTCTTCTTCCAACTCTGCGTATTGTAACCCACCTTGATAATCTACTGGACTGTAGTAATAGAAACCACTTTTATATGGCTTTATATAATAAATCTCTATACCCTCTTTAGACATTCCAAAAGCTGGTATTCTTAAAGGTACATCACTACGCTTTATGTTTACCCAATCTTTAAAATAATAATATGCTGGTATATCTCCATCTTCATTACATTTCTCTGCACGTAAAGTTTCAATAGGCATATGCTCTAACTGAACAATTTTACTTCTGTCTTTAGAATAAATTACTTGTATTGCAGCATTACCCATTAACTTTAAATCGTAACATACTTTTCTAACTACATCCTTTTTAAATAAGGAAACCATTTGAGCGTACTCATT